GCCTGGCTGATGAGATGTTTCCGCATCAGAGACATTCGACGGAGTTCGCACTGCGCGCCGGGTGCTCTGCGATGTTTCTCGACACGGGCCTCGGCAAGTCGCTGTGCGCTCTCGAATGGGGGCGCGTCGTTGTCGAGCACACGAATAAGCCGGTCCTGATGCTGGCGCCTCTGGCTGTCGGTCCACAGCATCAACGGGAGGCGGAGAAGTTCGGCATCGCGGCCCGCTACATCCGCGAACCAGAGGATGTGAGTGGGGCCGGTGTGTGGATCACCAACTACGAGCGGCTGGAAAAATTCGACGCATCTAGTTTTTCCGGCGTCATTCTCGACGAGTCGTCCATCCTGAAATCCTTCACGGGAGCAACGACGCGAGCGCTCATGAGCGCATTTGCGGATACGCCTTTCAAGCTCGCGTGCACCGCTACGCCCGCGCCGAACGATCATACCGAGCTTGGCCAGCACGCGGAGTTCCTTGGCATCATGCGGACCATGGAAATGCTGGCCCAGTGGTTCATCAACGACACCAGCACGGCTAGTCAAGACTGGCGTCTAAAGAAGCATGCTGTGCGCCCCTTCTGGGATTGGGTCGCGAGCTGGTCGCGGTGCATCTCGAAGCCGTCAGATATCGGTTTCGATGATGGTAATTTCTCTTTGCCCGATCTCGTCATGCACCAGCACGTAGTAGAGGTTGATCGTTCGGTTGATGCTGGCGAGGAGAAGGACGGCCAGGCGCGGCTTCTGCGCATGCCAGAAACCAGTGCGACGTCAATCCATCGCGAGAAGCGTATGACGGTTGATGCGCGGGCGGACAGGATCGCTGCCATGGTTGCCGCAGAGCGCGACGAGCCGTGGATCGTGTGGTGCGACACCGATTATGAGGCTGATGCACTCACGAACCGCATCCCGGACGCGATGGAAGTGCGCGGCTCCATGCGTGCCGACGTAAAGGAGGAGAGGCTGGTCGCGTTCAGTCTCGGCAAGGCCCGCGTGATCGTCACCAAGCCGAGTATCGCCGGATACGGTCTCAACTGGCAGCACTGCGCGAGGCAGGCATTTGTTGGCCTATCGTTCAGCTACGAGAGCTTTTATCAGGCCATTCGGAGATCGTGGAGGTTCGGCCAGACGCGGCCAGTGCACGTCCATGTCGCCATGGGGGACACGGAAAAGGCAATATGGGACGTGGTGAGCCGTAAGAGCGGCGATCATGACCGCATGAAGAACGAGATGCGCGGTGCCATGAGCCGCGCGGTTAACGTGCACCAGCCACGGAAGCCGTACACGCCGACAAAGAACGTCATCATTCCATCTTGGATCGAGGGGAGCGCAGCATGAACACCATTATCAATCAAGCCGACGGCAAGACATTTTCGGCGATTCATGGCGATTGCGTTATGGGCATGTCTGATCTGCCCGACGCCAGCGTCGGGTTCTCGATATACTCGCCGCCATTCTCGGATCTTTTCGTCTATTCGGATAGCGCTGCCGATATGGGCAACAACGTCTCTGACAGCGCTTTTTTCGAGCAGTACGGGCATGTTATCGCGCAAAAAATGCGCGTCCTGAAACCGGGGAGGTTGACTGCGGTACACTGCACGGATCTACCTGCCCGCAAAGGGAAAGACGGATATATCGGCCTCAAGGGCTTTTCCGACGACATCGTGCGCGCGCACCAGGATGCAGGGTTTATCTATCATTCGCGCATCACGATCTGGAAGGACCCTGTTGTTGAGATGCAGCGCACGAAAGCCATCGGTCTACTCTACAAGCAGCTCAAAAAAGACAGCGCCATGAGCCGGGCCGGCATGGCGGACTATCTGCTGGTGTTTCGGAAGCCCGGCGACAATCCCGAGCCAATCGAGCACTCGACACAGGATATCCCTGTCGATATCTGGCAGAAGTGGGCCAGCCCCGTGTGGATGGATATCAACCAGACTGACGTCTTGAATGGCCGGCAGGCGCGATGCGAGGAAGATGAGAAGCATATTTGCCCGTTGCAGTTGCCGCTGATCGAGCGAGCCATCCGGCTGTGGTCAAACCAGGGCGATGTCGTGTTGTCCCCGTTCATGGGGATCGGGTCTGAAGGCGTTGTCGCCATGCGGACGCGCCGAAAGTTCATCGGGTTCGAGTTAAAGGAAAGCTACTGGCGGCAGGCATGCCGGTTCATTGCCGACGCCGAGGATGCGTCGGCCGGCGGATCGTTGCTCGACATTATGGGGGCGGCATGAATCTCGAAATCTGGCTCCTGTGGGCCGTTCTGGAAACCGGCGAGTCTGGCCCTGTCCCTGTCTCCCGCATGATCTGCGAGCTCACGGAGAGCGAGGTCAGCGCCGGCAAGGTGGTGACGGCCGAAAGGGCTTTCGACACGCCGAGGATCTTGGAAGCCTCCTGCCTCGGTCCCTATCTCCCGCCGTCGGATGGGATTTGTGAGGAGCCTGCGTCATGAGGATAGCAATCGCCCTTGCCGCTGTGTGTCTCGCGTCTCCAGTGGCCGCCTACGACTACGACCAGCGCTGGATAGGCCAGACGATCAGGCAGGGCCATCACGTCGAGCACCGGGCCAAGCCGCGCCCGGTCAAGCGGCACACGCCGAAGCCCAAGCCGGCGCCGAAGGTCGTCAAGGACGAGCACCCCGAGGCCCGCGTCTACGGCGTCACCATCCGCATGGTCCAGATCGACAAGCGGGATTGTCACGGCGGCTGTTGCCCGGCCGTGGAGAACATCTCTCGTGACCACAGCAGCCAGGACCGCGCGTGGAACGACGCCCAGCTTGGCTGGATGAAGGCCGTGGCCGTCCGCTACGGCTCCATGTACGCGGACATTCAAAATTCCGACTGGTCGGGCCTCGTCAAGCAGTGCTTCCGCAGCTCGTTCGGGGAGAGCTGGCTCGATCGCAACCTCGAGGCGGCGGCGAAAAACACCGGCATCTCCGACGGCCACAAGTGGACCTGCCGCATCATCGCCCGCCCCTGCATCCAGCCCGTGGACGGTGCGATCGATACCAAGCTCAAGGGGGATAGCCGGTGAACGCCAACCTCAACGTCGGCCAGATCATCAGCCAAGTTACGTCCATCATCACCACCATCGTCGGCATTGCCCTGCTGGTGCTCATTGCCGGCACCGTGGCGGCAAAGTTTGGCGTCCGGGCCAGCTTCCTGCCTCAGACGGGAGAGCAGGCTCTGGCGTGGCTCTGCGGGGCTTGGTGGCTCTATCGGGGAGGGAAGCTGTGATCGACGCCGACAGCGCTCGCCGCGAGTTGGCCCGCATGCACGAGTGCCTGCCGTATTTTACCGAGGCCGAATGCCGGCGGGCCGACCAACTGATCGACATCATCAACGAGGCCAGCATGGCAACCCGCGTCAAAGGCACCGTGAAGGACGGCAAGTTCAAGCCGAAGGATTCCACCCCCGCCCCTCTCCGCAAGGGCAAGGCTCTCAAGGCTGCCCGCGTCGAGAAGGGCCTCAAGGCCAACAGGGCTCGATCGAAAGCGACGTGACTGGTCGGAATTGGTCGGTGAATTTCCGACCATTTTCCGACCAGAGCAGAGAAAGATTAGGCCATGATCAAGGCAAGGTTGCGGAAGCACGATATTCCGATTGCAGTATTGGTGTGGGACGACGAAGAAGGCGAAGGCCGCGTTGTTTGGGATAAGCACGCAGTAAAGCAAGCTGAACGCATCGTTATGCTGGACGGAATGGTAGATTGGCGGGCCGCTTTGATTGCCGAATACAATGCGTGGCTGGAGGACGAGACCAAAGGCATGCCCGAGGCCAACCGCGAGAAGGCGAGGAAGGCATGAGCAAGCGCAAGCAGAGGCATGCAGTGTTGTCATTCATCCGAGAGCACATAGCTGAAAATGACTGCTGGCCAAGCAGAAAGGCCATCGGGCAGAAGATGGGCTGGTCCAGCTCGGCAGGCGTTGCGGACTGTCTTTGCGCTCTCCTGCGCTATGGAGAAATACGCCGCATCGAAGGTGCGGTGCCTCGCACGCCTCTTGGCGATCAATTTGAGTTGGTGGCGGAGGACCGCGCATGACTAAGGCGAGGATTATGGCGGAGAGATTGATCACCGCGATGGATAAAGCACGGCGATCTGGCCGCGTCGTGCATGAGCATGAGTTGACAGAGGCGGCGTTCGACGAGGCCATCGCCGCCGAGCGTGAGGCCTGCGCCAAGATCGCGGAGCAATGGGCAACCGAACTGGCAAAAGCGAGCGAACCGTACATGGCTACGCCGCAGGTGGCAGCACAATATCTGACGCGAGCGACAGATGCGGGCGACATCGCCGCCGCCATCAGAGCAAGAGGTCAGCAGTAGACGCCAATTCCCCCGTGCCTGCGTACCAGATCACAACTGCGAGGCACTCATTGACCTGGACCATACTTCGATCCGCCCCGTGCCGCGAATTTCGTGCAAGGGACGAGTTGCACAGACTCGGGCTCTCTGCCTACGTGCCCGTCGAGTTCGACGTGTCCCGCTTCGGCAGGGGCCGCGAGACCATCCGGAAGTCGCCCATCATCCGCGGCTACGTGTTCGCGGCCGTGCCTGACAGCCATTGGCCGACGGTCGCCGCCGTCCGGGACATCAAGGGCGCGATCATGTTTAACGGCCGGCCGGCCCGCTTGGCGCAGCGTGAGGTGGACGCCATCGAGCTGCTGTCCCGCCCCGTCGAGCGCCATCGCGGCGTCCGCTGGCGGCCCGGTGATTCAGTCGCCATTCGGCGCGGTGCGTTCGCCGCGCTCGAGGGCGTTGTCCGGCGTATCGAACGCGGGAAAATCATCACGGAGATCCACATGCTCGGAAAGCTCTGCGAGGTTCCTGTGTCGGCCGACCATCTGGAGGCCGCATAGCATGGCCTACAGACGCATCCCGCCGAGTAAAACCTAAGTCCCGCGTGTGCGAGACAAGAGGAACCCGCGTCGGTAACGGCGCGGGTTCGTGGAACCGGCAAACCCGCATGAACAGGGCACTTGGAACCGGGTGGAACTGAAACTGGAACCGGGTGGAACCGCGTGGAACCCATGGAACCGAGGCTGAAAACAAAAAAGCCCCGGTCGGGATCGCTCCCGCCGAGGCTCGGTTCAGGCTGCGGTGGCTCTCCGCCATGCCGTGGTTTTGGGCAGTCGCGGGAACCGCTTCTGCACCTCCGGGATCTGCGGGTTCCGCCCATGCACCCGGCGGAACTCTCTCACCCAGTCGATCACGGGGTCAACCGGCGCCTCGGCGGGCGGCAGCGGATCGTTGGCCGGCAGGGCCGGGACGAGCCGAGGACGCCTCTTGTGGCCGAGGCCCAGATGCAGGAACGCGATCGTGCCGAGCTCGGTTATAAGCACCGTCACGAACGGCATGTTCAGTGCGAGCCAGTCGTCCGTCACATGCAGGCCCCACGACGCAAGAACCCTCGCCGCGTGGCTGTA